AAATTAACCAGACCGCAGTTTCATATAACCAGGCTGTCTACGACCATAATGAGATGCAAAAAGCGGATCCCGGCAATCTCACTAAAACCGGACGACTCAGGAAAAAGGCTCGTCTGGTGGATGGGATGGATATCAAAGCGCCACCGGGATATACGGGTGGTCGTTTTCGCGGGAACTGGCAGGTATCGTTTGATGCCCCGACAACAGATGAAACCGGGCGAGTAGATAAAACGGGCGATCTTACAAAAGCGGCCGGAAACTACACGCTGTCACTGTTTAAAGTTGGTATGAAGGCCATTTATTTCTGCAATAACGTGCCCTATGCCTATCCGCTGGAAATGGGGCATTCCACACAGGCTCCTGGCGGCATGGTTCGCATAACTGCCGCTGAGTTTCAACGATTCTTTGAGGAAGCAGTAAGAGAGGTGCCCCGGTGATTCCTGATATTGCATCCGCACTGGCGGCCAGACTGGGTACTTGGGCCGATGCCGAAGGCGTTTCTGTTGCATGGGAGAACGTGCCGTTTACACCTCCTGCTAACGAGATGTACCTGGCTGTTCACGATATGCCTGTTACGCCGCGAACAATTGATCTCGGCCTGCGCTGTCGGACTTATTCAGGCGTGTACCAGATTAATGTTGTTGCGCCAGCCGGTTCCGGCCGTACCTCCGCCGTTGCTCTGGCGGGCAGAGTTGCGAAGTTGTTCCCCGAAGGGCTGGAAATAGAAGGCAATGACTTCACCTGCTGGATTAGCAGTCAACCTGGCATATTCCGCGGTATCCCTACACAAGTGTCCTACACCGTTCCTGTCAGCCTGAATTACCGGGCTGACATTATCAGCTGACTCCCTCTCTGATGCTCCACATCTGACCGGCTTAAGGCCGGTTTTCTTGTTTCTGAAGGAGAAACCATTATGGGCTTTGCACTGCCTAACGGCGCTCACGTTTATCTGGCGTCGGGCTACGGCCCGGCTATTACGTTCACCGGCGCGACGAATGCCGAGCATGTGGTGATCACTGTCAGTGACCCCGATGAACTTGCGGCTGGCGATATTGTTCATGTGAACTGCAACTGGTCGGGTATTGATAACGTAATCGCGAAAATTGAAGCGATTGCAGACAGCGCTGTAACTCTGCGCAATATCAATACCACTAACAAAAACAAATATGCTGCTGGTGGCGGTACCGGCTCAATCCGCAAGGTGCTTGAGTGGACCGAACTGCCACAAATCACAGAAGTATCAAAAGCTGGTGGTGATCAGAACACCACGCAGATTCAGTTCCTCAGCGATGACAGACAGCGCAACCTGAACACCTACAAATCAGCAGTTTCCCAGACCTACTCGATCGCTCATGACTCCACGCTTCCGGTATACCCACTGCTGCGTCAACTGGACGAAGACGAAGAGACGGTCGCGGCTTACATGTACGTGCCAAAGGCGAAAGAGAACCGATACTGGGCGGCAACAACGTCTTTCGACGATACGCCGGCAACGCAGGTGAACGAAGTTGAAACGGTTACCGTTGTGCTCAATCTGCAGTCGCCTGCGATGACGTTCTACAAAATCACCGACGCCGCGGCGTGAGCCGGGGATAACAATAATATGAGCCTCCTGTTTGGAGGCTTTTTTACGCTAAGAGGCAACGATGGCGACCAAATTCACTCTTCAGCCAAAACCAACTTTCAAGGCTAATGTCTCGATCCCGCGCGCAGGTGATGAGGATGGAGTCCTGACGTTTACGTTTAATCACAAACCACTCAAAGAACTGGCAGACCTGGAGAAACTTGAAGGCAAAACAGCTACTGAGTTTCTTATGGAAATCATTGCAGGCTGGGCGCTCCCTGATGCGTTCAACGCAGAGAACCTGTCGGTACTGCTGGAGAATTACCCGGCGGCCATTAAGGCCATTCCGGAAACGTACTATCGCGAGCTGATGGGACACCGCGAAAAAAACTGATAGCGGTTGCCTCTGCGTTCTATACGCCTGAACCGACGGCGGCTGACCTGGCACCCTACGGGCTTACGCCGGACGATTACGATGACCAGTTCATTGACGTCTGGCCGGATGTCTGGCCCTCCTTCCTGGTATTTCAGGCCGTCAGTACACAATGGCGCACAGGTATGGGCGGTGCGTCCGGGCTGGATTACAACGTACTCCCCTGGATGATGCGCCTGCATAACGTTGACGATGAGGCAACCGCGCTTTCGGATATAAGGATGATGGAAAGCGCTGCGCTAAGAATAATGCATAAAGAGAGGGCGGGATGAGCAACGACATCGCAACGATTTCGCTGCGTGTGAACACGAGCGAACTGGAGCGCGGTAACCGTGAACTGGATCGCTTTCAGGAAACTGCGACCGCGGCGGCCAGTAAAGCGGATGACCTGAACAGTACGTTCCGTACCGGGATTGATAACCAGAAAAAAAACAGCGAAAGCCTTAAGCAGCAGCGCCAGGAACTTCAGAACCTGCTGAATAAAATCAGCCCGGTCAACAAGGCACTGGATGAGCTGGACACAATTCAGGAGAGCCTGGCTAAATTCCGCAGTAAAGGTCTGGTGGGTGACGAAGATTTCACACGCTATAACAGTGTGCTTGAAACGACACGCACAAAACTGGCACAGGTCATGGAAGCTGAGACAGCTGAAGGGCGGGTCCGGATTGAACAGGCTCAGGCGGCGCAACGTGCAGCTGCGGCGAGTAAAACGTTTATAGACTCCCTGGAAGAGCAGGTTTCTGCAATCGGTAAAACCCGCGCAGAGTTGCTTGAACTGAAGGCTGCTCAACTAGGTGTGTCAGAACGCGCCGCGCCTATGATCGCCCGGTTGAAGGAGCAGGAGGAAGCGTGGAAATCGGGGGCTATCAGTGCGGGGCAATATCGCAACGCAATGCGATACCTGCCGATGCAAATGACGGATATCGTGACGTCACTGGCTTCGGGCATGCCCGTCTACATGGTAGCCATACAGCAGGGCGGCCAGTTGCGGGACTCGTTTGGTGGCGTTGCAAATGCGCTGAAAGCGATGTTATCCATGGTCACCCCGGTTCGTGTCGCGATTGGTGGTCTGGCAGGTGCTGTTCTGCTTGCTGCTAAAGCAGGCTCCGACTATTTCACAGCCTATGAAGAAATTAACAAAGCCATCATTCGGACTGGCAATATTGCCGGAACGTCAGCGCTCCAGGTTATGGCTTCATCTCAGACTATTGCCGCTTCAACTGGCGCTACGGTTGATACTATCCAGGGGCTCATGACCGAACTGGTTGGCATGGGATCACTGACACAGCAGCAGCTTGAAAAGGCTACGAGTTCGACAGCTATGGCCGTTCAAACCGGTATTGTTTCGGCACAGGACATCACAAAAGCCTATAAAGACATTGAAAAAGACCCTGTCAAAGCACTACAGAGCCTCAACGATCAGTATAACTTTCTTACCGTTTCGCAACTTAGGCACATTGATGATCTGGTGAAGCAGAAAAATCAGACCGCTGCAGTGACTCAGGCAATGGACCTGTTTGGCGATACGATGGCACAACGTGGAGAACAGGCTTACGACTCGCTGACACCGTTTGGTCGCCTGTGGCTGGATATCAAGGGCTGGGCGTCTGAGGCTATGCAGAGTATCGGTCAGTGGGTAGCTGAGCTGGCATCAAACACCCTGAAGGAGTTCAACGCAATTTATTACAGCGTTGCGATCGTTTTCCAGAAGCTGAACCAGATCATTTCTTCCTCTATCGCTGCCGCGATTAACCTCGTTCCCGACTGGGCGAAAACAGATACTTTGCAGGGATGGCAGGACTACAACGAACAAATGGCCGGCGCTTATGGCGACAGCGTCTCTCAGCTTAAAAAAGACTGGGATGCAGCCGACATTAGCGCAGGTAAATACCTTGATACCACCCGCAAGATAAAAACCGCGACAACCCAGAAGGATCGGGAAGAAGTCGCTTTGTTTGGTAAAAAGACGAAAACCGGAAAGCAGGGCGCTGTATCAGCTGGCGATCGCACCGCGGACGCAGCTCAGGCTGAACTGCTTGCGCTTCAGGCACAGTTACGTGCCCTGCAGCAGCATAAAGGTCTGAACGATACTATCAGCCAGCAGCGAAAAGACCTGTGGACTACTGAGGCTAAATTCCAGGTACTGGAAGAGGCCTCGCGTTCACGTTCACTGACAAAGCAGGAACAATCCCTGCTGGCGAGTAAAGACCAGGTGCTTCAGTTGGCACGGCAGAAAGCCCTGTTAGGTGATCAGATTACCGCACAGGAACAGCTGAACAAGCGCATGGATACCTCGCAGAAATACGTCACGCAGATGGCAGAGAAGCAGGCTGCATTAGTGAACGGTGCCGGGATGAGTGACCGTCAGGCACAACGCGAGCTGGCAAAGAGCCAGCTTTCTTCTGGATGGATCAACTCAGGCGGCACGCTTGACGACGAGGGTTATCAGAAGCAGCTTAAAGCGGCGAATGATTACTATGATGCTGAGGATCGGTTACGTGGCGACTGGCTGACTGGCGCGAAAAAGGGCTGGGCTGAATTTGAGGACAGCGCGACCAATGTTTACTCGCAGGTGCAGACGATTACCAGCAATGCGTTCACCGGGATGGCCAGCACGCTCACCGACTATTTTACTACTGGTAAATCTAACTTCTCCGACTTCCTGACTACCTTCCTGAAGGGCATCGCCCAGATGCTGACTCAACTGACTCTGGTTAATGGAATGAAGTCAGCCTTTGGTGGAACGTGGTTCGGTAATTTCCTTGGAATAAAACAGGCGTGGTCAGGCGGTTATATCCCTGAGTACGCCAATGGTGGTGCGGTTGGCTATACCGGCGATGGCGGTAAATATCAGCCGAAGGGTGTGGTCCACGGTGGTGAGTTTGTCTTTACGAAGGAAGCGACCAGTGCGCTGGGTGTCGGTAATCTTTATGCACTTATGCGGGGCGCCCAAGGGTATGCAAACGGCGGCTATGTTGGCCGCGCCCCGATGTATGGGCTGCAATCTTCGGCAACTGGCGGCTTAACCGTTCAAACGTCCGTGGTCGTTCATAATCAGAACACTCAGCAGCAGGCATCTGGTAACAACGACGCTATTTCTCGGGCTTACAAACAGACCATTGAACAGTCTGTTCGTGCTGGAATTGCTAAGGAGTTGCAACCCGGAAGGTTGATTTGGAACGCTATGAAAAGCCGTTGAAAAATTGATAGCAGTCCCTTATTTGAGCCTGCTATCACAAGGTTAATTATTTACGGGGCAGATACTTATGGGTTGTATATGTTCCACCTTTGTGTGAGGACCCTTTCCCGTTTGTATAATGACCACGAGAACCTTTTGCGTAAGTGATCGAGGGCGCCACAAGCATTAATGAAAGAACGGCAACTAATAGTGTTTTCATAAGAACTCGCTGTGTAGTTAAGTAGTGTAAAAGCCATTCAAATATACGTAATGAATAGGCAGTGGGAGAAAAAATTCTTTCTGCTACTAATCGAGTTCAACCCGCTTCGGCGGGTTTTTTTATGCCCGGAGAAAGCATGGCAATCGAAACATTCACCTGGCGGACGCAGATACAGGCAGGAATGGAAGGAACGTTCAGCCATAAAACCCGCTCTGCAACCTTTGGCGACGGCTATGAGCAGATTGCCGGAGAAGGCATCAATCCTGAAAAGCAGTCATGGCCAGTAACACTAACTGGCAAAAAACCGGACATGCTTCAGGCACTGAAATTTTTCCGCTCCCACGTTACGAAATCATTTATCTGGACATCACCAGTTGGCGAAATGGGCCTCTATCGGATTGAGGCGGAATCAATCAAGTCACAGCCCTTATCCAGTAACGTGCTGACCATTTTCGCAACATTCAAACAGGCGTACGCACCATGATCACAGCAGACTATCAAAGCCTTGAACCCGGCAATAAAGTCCGGCTTATCGAAGTTGATGGTTCTACGTTCGGCGTGGATGATGTACTGCGATTTCACGCGTATAACCTCCCGCACACGGAAGAAGAAATCGCCGCCGCTGGTGGTGATGAATCAAAGCTGAAGGCGAAAAGTATCTGGTGGCAGGGGGAAGAGTACGCCGCCTGGCCGTATCTGATTGAGGGGCTGGAAGCATCAACAGACGGCAGCAGCGCCCAGCCAACACTGACGGTCGCAGATATCGAAAGCAAGATTACTGCGCTGTGCCTTGCTTATGACGATATGCTACAGGCGAAAGTTACCATCCATGACACATATTCGCATTATCTCGATTCGCAGAATTTCCCCGCAGGCAACGCAACAGCTGATCCGCAACAGGTCAGAAAACGAGTTTTTTACATTGATAGCAAAGCCAGCGAAATTCCGGGCGAGAGTATCGAATTCGTGCTCGATAGCCCGATGTCGTTACAGGGAAAGATGATTCCTACACGTCAACTTCATTCTCTGTGTGCCTGGTGTATCCGGAATAAATATCGCACCGGCGATGGCTGTGACTATGCCGGTACCCGCTATTTCGACAAAAACAACACCCCGGTAAGCGATCCGTCGCTGGATGAATGCAACGGCACGCTGACGGCGTGCAAACTCCGCTTCGGCGAAAATAACGAACTCTCGTTTGGTGGTTTCCCGGGAACGTCTTTGATCAGGAGCTGATATGCGTCAGAAAACCATTGATGCCATTATGTCGCATGCTGCTGCTGAATACCCTCGCGAGTGTTGCGGTGTGGTGGCGCAGAAAAGCCGAGTTGAACGTTATTTCCCGTGCCGGAATCTTGCCGCGATGCCGGAGGACAATTTTGTCCTTTGCCCCGAAGACTATGCAGCTGCTGAGGACTGGGGGACTGTGATCGCCATCGCTCACAGTCACCCTGACTCCACGACACAACCGAGCGAACTGGATAAAGCGCAATGCGACGCAACGCTTTTACCCTGGCATATTGTGAGCTGGCCGGAGGGGGATTTACGGACCATCCAGCCGCGCGGGGAGCTGCCGCTGCTGGAGCGCCCATTTGTGCTTGGTCACTTCGACTGCTGGGGACTGGTGATGAGCTATTACGGGCAAACGCACGGGATAGAACTTCACGATTACCGGGTCGATTATCCCTGGTGGGAAAACGACTATCCGGACAACTTCTATCAGGATTGCTGGTATGAGTGCGGATTCCGTGAATTCGACGGGCCGCCGAAACCAGGCGATTTGGTGATCATGCAGGTTCAGGCTGACAAGTGGAATCATGCGGGAATTCTGCTGGAGGGCAATATGCTGCTGCACCATCTGTATGGTCATCTGAGCCAGCGCGTGCCTTATGGTGGCTACTGGCAAGAAAGGACGATGAAAATTGTTCGCCATTTGTCTATGAATGTTTAATAATTACATAATAATTATATTACTTGGGTTTTTTCATGTGTTTAGGATAAGTGCGTTTTTTTTCAATGTCGTAAAAGTGATGGTTTTGATATCGTTAATTACCGGTGTGTATGTTTTTTGTAAGAACGTTTTCGGTGAGGCTCACAATTTATGGGCTGGTTTAGGGGGGTTGGTTACCTCTTTTTCAGTAGCTTATTTTCTTTTTAGATTTTTGGTCTGGGGAGACTTATGTTTTGATAATGGTTCGATCCTTGCAGCAATTGGAACAGCTTTGGGGTTGATAGGTGTTTTTGCAGGGGCTAAATTTGCTGAGCCGGAAGTGATGAAGTTGCGTATGGACTTGCAGGAAGCATATCTTGATGCATCCTTAAATTGCATTGGTGATAAAAATATTATTAATAAGGCACTAATGTCATGTGCAACTGCTTACCCAAAAGAGTTTTTATCTTTAAGTAATGAATTGGCAAAGGCGAGGTATCTTACTCCTACGCTATCTTTGGCTGATAGCGTATACCATTCTTCAGATGACGTGAAAACTGATGGTTGTATGGCCTATTATTCAACGGTGTCAAAGCAATGCCAAGATAGCTTCGTTATTTTCAATATCAAGCATCCTGAATTCGCTCGCGGACACAAAAAATAAATGTCATGTTGAATTAATTGGATTTATTTTGCCGTTAAAAGTGAATGGATCATCCTTTCTTATTACATCATAACGTTTGTCTTGTTCTGCCAATACTTTTATGGAAACACTATGTCGATTTTAGTAGCTGAACCTAAGCGTATCATTCGCCTTTATGGGATTCTCGGTGCTACATTTGGCCGTGAGTTCAACCTTTCTGTAGCCTCACCCAAAGAAGCTATCCGAGCATTGTGTGTGATCGTTCCGGGTTTTGAGCGTTTCCTGAATACCAGTAAGCAACGAGGTTTAACTTATGCGGTATTCAGCGGGAAACGAAACCTCTTAAACGATGAGCTTAATATGGACAGGAGCACAGAGGAAATCCGCATCGCGCCGGTGATCATCGGCAGTAAGCGAGCCGGGGTGTTTCAGACAATCCTCGGGGTTGCCCTTGTCGCTGTTGCTGCGTTCGTAACGGGAGGGGCTGCGATCGGGATTGGTGGTACCGCTTTCGCTGGTGGATGGGGAGCTGTGGCGGGGATTGGGGCATCAATGGCGATCGGTGGCGTAGTCCAGATGCTTTCTCCCCAGACAACCGGGCTAGCCAGTAAACAATCTGCTGATAACCAAGCCAGCTACGCCTTTGGTGGAGTAACAAACACGACAGCCCAGGGCAACCCGGTGCCACTCTTGTACGGCCGGCGCCGTATAGGTGGCGCGATCATATCCGCCGGTATCTATGTTGAAGATCAGCAGTAAGCATGCTGTAATGGGCTTACTTAATATGGGGTGACTTGAGCTTAGATTCAAAATGAAAAAAACATCTATTCTTTTGCTTTGTACTTCCTTATTTTCAGGCATGGCTTTGGCTGAGAACCATTACATACCTCTCCTCTATAATTTATCTACTATGTTTGATTTCAATCCAGTTAAAGGAGCTGTCAAATCCTTAGATGCTGATGTTGAAGAAAATGGGAAAGTCACTTATAAAATTGCCATCAGACTGGATAAGAATGGGTGTGTTGAAAGCTTAGATCTTGATAACGTTTCTTCTGGTCATAAAACCAATCTAAAAAATAGCAACGGAAGTCTTGTTGGTCAGAGAGATGGTAAGCCTTTCTCTATACAGATCGATGAAAAGTGTAATATTTTGAGTAAAAATGAAAATGGTGACGAGTTGCGATATAATCTTTACTCGAATGGTTTAATTAAAGACACCTATTTTTTGGGTAAGAAAATATCTGAGCATTTTTATGATGATGATTCTAATTTGATACGTTCTGAGTTTTATAGTTCTGGAAAGATCCTATCTAAGAACGAAATATCTTATGTTGATAAAGACAGGAAGCCTCTTGATTATAAAATTATAAACACATCAGTTTACTCGGAAGGTTATACAGCAACGAATACTTGTCATTATAGCGAAAAGCTTGTTCCTGAAATATGTAAAATAACAATGCAGAGCGCAGGGAATCCTGTGCCGAAGCCAGTATTAATGGCAGCGAATACGAAAGTTGAATTCTACTAGATTAAACACATTTCAATAAGCCACCTCTGGGTGGCTTTTTTTATGGGCGCAATATGGCTTTAGCAACCGCTATTAAAGGCCGCAAGGGCGGCAGTTCAAGCTCAAGAACTCCTACAGAACAGCCAGACGATCTGCAGTCAGTAGCCAAGGCAAAAATCCTTGTTGCACTGGGAGAGGGCGAATTCGCAGGGCAGTTGACGGCGAAAGATATCTACCTGGACGGAACGGCTCTGGAGAATGCTGACGGTTCCCAGAACTTCAGTGGTGTAACGTGGGAATTTCGGCCAGGCACTCAGGCGCAAAAATACATTCAGGGAATCCCCGGTACCGAAAACGAAATCAGCGTGGGAACTGAGGTATCGAGCGCTACTGCGTGGACGCGTACCTTTACCAATACGCAGCTTTCAGCTGTTCGCCTGCGCCTGAAATGGCCTTCGCTTTTCAAGCAGGAGGACGACGGCGATCTGGTCGGTTACTCGGTTAATTATTCGATTGACCTGCAGACGGACGGCGGCACATGGCAGACGGTACTCAATACCAGCGTGACTGGCAAAACGACGTCAGGTTACGAGCGCAGCCACCGTATCGATTTACCTCAGACTGGCAGCACCTGGACAATCCGACTGCGTAAGATTACGTCTGATGCCAGCAGCGCGAAGATCGGCGACATGATGATGCTGCAGAGCTTCACCGAGGTAATTGACGCCAAATTACGCTATCCAAACACAGCGCTGCTTTATATCGAATTCGATTCCAGCCAGTTTAATGGCTCAATCCCGCAGATCTCCTGCGAGCCCCGCGGTCGTGTTATCCGCGTGCCTGATACCTACGACCCTGAAACCCGTACTTACAGCGGTACTTGGCTTGGGGACTTTAAATGGGCCTGGACCGATAACCCTGCATGGATTTTCTACGACCTGGTGGTTAGCGACCGTTTCGGACTTGGGGATCGTCTTACAACGGCCAACATAGATAAATGGACGCTCTACCAGGTTGCACAGTATTGCGATCAAATGGTACCGGATGGCAAAGGCGGAAGTGGTACCGAACCGCGTTATACCTGCAACGTTTACATTCAGGAACGTAACGACGCTTATACGGTCCTGCGTGATTTTGCTGCAATCTTCCGTGGGATGACCTACTGGGGCGACGACCAGATTGTGGCGCTGGCGGACATGCCGAGAGATGTTGATTTTACATACACGCATGCGAACGTTATTGATGGGCGCTTTACCTATTCCAGCAGCACCACAAAGAACCGTTACACCAATGCGCTGGTGTCCTGGTCTGATCCTGATAACGCTTATTCTGATGCGATGGAGCCTGTTTTTGAGCAGGCGCTGGTTGCGCGTTATGGGTTTAATCAACTTGAGATAACTGCGATCGGCTGTACCCGTCAGTCAGAAGCGAATCGGAAAGGGCGATGGGGGATCCTCACCAACAACAAAGATCGCGTTGTTACTTTCAATGTAGGGGAAGATGGCAACATTCCGCAGCCTGGCTATGTAATCGCTGTAGCGGACCGAAATCTCTCCGGGCGCGACCTGGGCGGCCGTATCTCTGCGGTGAATGGTCGCGTGCTGACGCTGGACAGGGCACCGGATGCTTCGGCAGCCGACAGGATGATTGTCAATCTTCCATCGGGTGTTTCACAGTCACGCACCATTCAGTCGATTACGGGCAATAAAGTGACTGTTACGACCGCTTACAGCGAAACGCCTGTGGCTGAGGCCGTATGGGTCATTGAGTCTGATGAGCTCTACGCACAGCAGTATCGCGTTATTACGGTAACTGATAATAATGACGGCACGTTCACAATCGTCGGTGCAAATCACGATCCGGATAAATTCGATCGCATTGATACCGGAGCCATCATTGACCAGCGGCCGGTGAGTGTGATCCCGCCGGGCAACCAGTCGCCGCCTGCGAACATTGTGATCAGCTCGTTTTCTGTGGTGCAGCAAAATATCAGTGTCGAAACGATGCGCGTGAGCTGGGACCAGGCGCAGAACGCTATCGCCTATGAAGCGCAATGGCGCCGCAACGACGGGAACTGGG